AGACCCTCGATCCGTGTTCCTCGAAAACTTCTTCGTTGTCCCTGTATCGTGGTTCAAGGATCATGTCGCTTGTGCGTTATGGTATGAAAATTAAGCCTGTCGCTTGTGACTTTGTCGCTTGTGCGTTGATGTTTGAAAATTTAGGAGCTTGACGCTCCGAAGATGTTTGTCCTCCAGACAAGCGTCAAGCTATGGTGTTTCGGTCTATCAAATTAACATTTAGGAGATTTGATAAACCTTTCATGGCCAATGTGTTTTCGTGCACAGTTTAATGTCATCACACTTGACCCCAGATCCAACTGCCAACTAGCAATGCTAGGCGGTATTCGGGTACCATGCTCCCCTAGACAATTGGATCAGGGGTCAAGCTTCATGATCCGTAGGTTATTTAATCTTTAACCTACGGATCATGGTTCAAGCTATTTTTTTCTCGCTTACCTCACCTACTATAAAACGAGGGTCACATTCAATATTTATTGTTTTATCGTTCAAAGTAGCTTTTTTATAAAGCATATCGTCAATATAAAAATGATACGTTCTCGTGCCGTCCTCGTGTTTTTTGTGGGTCACACGAGTTCTTACAAATTCGTGTGAATTGCTTTTGCTTGTGCCGATTAAGATTTCATTTGTGCCTTCATTTTTAACGCCATAACACTTTGAACCCTTATAGATACAAGCTTGGATTTTATTCCAGATTGGATAACTTGCCATGTTTCACCTCTTTCTCTTCTTTAAAAAGTTCTTCTAATTCTTTAAGAACCTTTGGATCGTTGAGCTTGTCGTAGTTGATGGCTTTGTTAAAGCCAAACGGGTCTTTTTTTATATCTTTCATAACTTTTTATTATTAACAAAATTGTGGCAATATAAAGGCACAGACCCAAAATGGACGGTTTGTCCCAGAATGTCCTTTAAAAAATAAAATAAATTATTATTATAATTTTTAATGAAAGAAAAAGAAAAAACATTGTTAAAAAAATTAAGGTCAAATTATACTGTTATGCAGTTTCAAAACTGGGTGTTGTTTGGTCTTATGACAGGCAATTTTAAAAACTACTCCAAAGCTTTTAGAAGTGAAATTGCCAAAACTGTGCAAGATATAAAAGATAGAAAGAGGTTAATGAATGAAAATAAACTATAACGAAGTTAAGACGCTTAAATCTTTCTATGGCGTTAAACTGCGAGGGAATGAGAGCTTTAGCGAATTGCTAAAAATCGAGCAAGATTACAAGGATAGAATAAAAGAGCAGGAGGCCAATATCCAAAGAATAGACGCTCAAACAAAGGGGGTTAAATGGTAGAAATATTCACACAAGCCCCGCTTGAATTAAGAATATTAATATCAGGAATTCTGGGCGGTTGGGCTTGGTTCATGTTCCGTGAATATAGAGCCGAACAAAAAAGACAACTACATCAAAAATTAGAAGTAATAAGGCCGAAGCCAAAACTAACAATAGTTAAAAAATAAACCGATTATCTCCCTACGTTAAGTTGACCCCGCCCCGTGATACACGGGGCGGGGTTTTTTGTGCGTGTAGGGGTCTCAAACCGGTTTGGTTTTTGGTTTGTTTTTTGACCCCACCCACCCTAAACGTGCCTACGTAAACGTAAATGTATATATATATGC